TTGTATACCGCCTAGGACGGTGCAACCCTTATGAACTAGCTAAGGGTTATAGCTGGACGTATTTTACTTCAGCCTAAAGAAGTTGGAGGAAATTCACCTCCTTCCTGGATTGAGCAGGATTACCGGTGTAGGAAGGCCGGTTTGGGAAAGTAAAGAACAGCAATTAAGCACACCCTTTCTCAAAGTGTACATAAAGTAAATTTTTCTCACGGGTTAGCAGCCCGAGGTTGACCTAAACCAACAGTTTATACTCCTAAGTAGAGTCGCAGAAGCGTTTAATAATTAATGATCTATGTTAAAAAGTTTATGGATAACTAGTAACCGACGTTGCGAAGTAAAGATGTAACTCTTTTTAAGGTCGATCTAAAACCTTGCATAACTCCAAACCTAAACCTAAGTAGCTTGGGTATTCAACTGAGTAATAAATAAATCACCCCCTGTCACAGAGGTCGGCAGGGTACCGGCCCCTCCCAACGTGATGGTAGGTGCTGTAGCATTATTATTCTGCGTATACGTGAAAGGCGCAGTAACAAACAGTGTGGTGGAAGTTGAACCACTGTTTGAAGAATAGCCTGAAGAATGATTGAAAAGATAACTGTCGAAAACTATACCTTGAGCCCCAGTAAAAGTGGGGGTAACAAGTGAAGCACTACCACCGTAAATAATAAGCTGTACCATGTAAGCACCGTAAGGCATATTTTTAGGAAAAGTGATAATGTTTACAGTAGCCGTTGTTCCAATATTATCGAAAGTAATAGCGTTACCAGTGAAAATAGTAGTCGCTGTGATACCAAACGATAACGAGATGTGTGTCTCGGGTAAAAAGTTCCCTGAATACTCAGCGGTAGAAGGCTTGAGTAACTCAACCTCATAACTGACCCACAACTCCCCAATGACGACATTGGATGCTTGAAACCCAGTAGTCGCTATTGAAAACAACCCTATGTCATAGGTCTTGATATCATCACCAGAAGGGACAGCAGAACCTCTAACGTAATGTACATTATAAGGATCTTCTTTGGGATTACATTCAATAGGATGACAAAGATTCATAGACGGTTTTCCACTACATGAAAAATATTCATTCTCCATTTGAGTCTTGGAGACAAAACTTAAAGCTGAAGCACGATATTGTGTTGCCATAATAACTGTGCCTAAAGCTGTGTTTGTACTATTAAGTGCATCAGAACTAGTACTAACATATTCAAAAATAATTCCACGTGGTTTCCATTCTTGAAAAGCCTGGGCAACATCACTCCCCCAAGGGAAAGTGGTGTTTAAACCAGGATTCAAATTGTAATTGGTGATATTGAAACCATTGGCAGAGCCAGTTTCAACATCACCAATATATTCTCGATGCCTAAGAATGATACTTTCCTTATTTGAATGCATGGAAGGAACATTGTTAGGAGCGAGAACTAAACTATTTTTGGACACGGTATATTTACCGTATCCGAGCCACCTGGCAAGGGCTCCTCCGGCAGAATCACCGAGGGCAGCACCTACGGGACCAAAAACACCGCCTGCCAGACCACCAAGTGATCTGGCGACTTTGTTTTGCCATGTGTTAGTTTTCTTTGGTTTAGGGTAAGCTGTCTCAGCAGCATACTGAAGGCCTCTCGTTAAAGAAGCAGGGACATTTGGAAGTTTATAGGCTCCTTGGCCTTGGAAAGCAACTTTCTTTCCTTTATTTTTGCGTTGAGGCATAATTCGTTTTGTATTGGATCCAGCAAACGACAACTGGACTGTTCATCCCTATTATCTGGACGATGCGCCGTGCAGTCTCTCGGCATTTTGTTTAGCACGTAAGTATTTACTGAATGCCTTCTACATATAGCAACTCACTCGAAGTAGTTGATCAATAGAAGGTTAATCAAACGTTTTGGGCATTAAAATAGGGACCCAATTATCAAGTGAAATAAAACTCACCATAATATTACCAATAAAAACTGGTAGGTTAGCCACCACCACAACTATTTATAGACCTGTGTTGTCTTTGAGGCAAGTTATTCCTACTGCGCCACCTCGTAGAGGAGGACAGGGAACTGAGGAGTTGATTCTACTGGTTTTATAAAGACAGATACGTGATTCATGTAATATTTTTCAAATATAACTTGCTCTTGTGGTGTATAACCGAAAGCCAAAAAGAAACTATATCTAGTTCTTGGACAAATCTGGTCAACGTATTTGTTGTTCATTCCTTTACCCCAGTATTTCATTGAACTCTTCTCAATACTACGAAGTTCTTTTCTGCTGTTGAGATTTTTACGTTGTCTCCGATTAAGTAGGAGTTTCTTAATCATATGTTTAGAGGATCTTGCATAACAAGTATAAAAATCCTGAAAAATTGGGATGCCTCCATGCGTGGCTAAACCACCACTGGCTACAGCTTGTAACCATTTTGAACATAATAGTGGAGTATCTAGC